AATGACAGAAGCAGAAAATGATGTAATGACGCAAATGACAGATGTCCTGTCACGTCTGGAAGGAAGACTCGACTCCATGGAGAAAGGGGAAATGCCACCGGGCTTGAAAGAGCATATGCAAGGCAAGAAGAACGACGACGACGGCGATGAGAAAGACGACGAAGAGAAAATGTATGGTGACAAGAAAGAAGCCATGAAAGATGAAGAAGACAAAGATGTCGAAAAATCACAATACTCTGACGTTATCTCCTCTGAGTACCTAAATTGGATGGAAGACACTCTGAAGAGTGCAGGTGTGGACACAATTTCCGCACGTGCTCACTTTGATGATGTCAACAAGGCAAACCTTGGTTCTACCCCAGAAGAAATTGGAGACGGAGCAACAAGGTTTGGTGGACAAGCACCAAAGAGGGAATCCGTAGACGGAAAGCCAGAAGTCCCCAAGGCCAACTTTGGCTCTGGTGGAAAAGGCAAGAAATCCACACTAGAGAAGTCTGACTTCCTAACAGCAGACAGAGTATCTGACTCAGACATCGAGGCAGCATACGAGGTCTACAAAGCAGCAGCACTGGAGCAGGAGTTCAAGGGAAGCCTAGAAAACCACTTCTCCAGCAGATTCGCATCAGAGAGGCAACACGAAATAGCAAAAGCAGAAGCAGCAGCATTCGATGCTCGCAGCCCACTAGCCGCTATCGAGAAGTCTCTAGCCGCTCTTACAGAGCGCATCGACAGCATCGGCTCAGTAGAGTCCGGTTCTACAATCGCAAAATCAGCAGCATCCCTTCCAACCGTTGAAATCCCTTCAACTGAGGAACTCGCAACAATGAGTTGGGACGAGGTACATAACCTCGCAAACAGCACCTTCAGGAGTGATTAAGAATGGCAAGAAACTACGTACGCACAATAACAGACATGGAAAGATACTACTACGGAGCAGGTAACTCAATGGGTTACTCCTACTCCGGCAGTGAACTATTGAAAGCAGATGCACCAATGCTCTCTTCAACCGCTGGAACATACAATGCAATCTACGGACGCAAAGTATGGTCGCAGATGAACCAAGAGTTCAACGCATTCAGCATACTACCGAAGAGACCTTGGGACAGGTCAGGATGGAGAGTTCTAACTGACAAACCTAACTCAGGCGCAATACACGGTGGAGTTGCAGAGAATGCAGCCCTACCAGACACAGTAAAGCCAAAGTTCGAGCACGTGGCAGCAAAACCAAAGACAATCGTTCACACGTTCGACATGTCCGAGACTGCTATCTTCCTTGCTGACAAGGATGACGGAATGGGCGACATACGCTCAGTCCTGAAAGAAGAGATGGGCAAGCACCACGCAGAGATGACCAACAAGATGCTTCTAACAGATGTATCTACAAAGGCTGGTAACAACTTCGAGTCTCTTGACAGAGTAACTATCGGTGACACGAGTGTAATGGCCGCTGGCGGTACTCACTACGATGACAACGACGAGGACATCTACTCCATCGACAGAAGCGCAACTACTGGCGGCTGGGGATATGCTGAGGCTAACACTGGTGGCACTGGCGCAACTGACAGGGTTCTAAGCCTAGACCAACTAGACGACCTATTCCAGAAAATCTGGGTACGTGGTGGAAACCCCAAGGTCATTCTAACTGGATACGACACTCTGATGAGACTACAGCAACTGCTACAGTCCCAGCAGAGGTTCATGGAAGAGAAGAGAGTCACCCCAACCTACAACGGTGTCAAGGGTGTACCGGGAATGGAAGCCGGATTCGTAGTAGCAACCTACAACGGAGTTCCAATCATCCCTTCCAAAGACGTAGAATCAGATGTAATCAGCAGGATGTACTTCCTAGACACTGACTACATGTACTTCAGCACGGCGATACCAACACAATACTACGAGAGTGGAATTGAGACTGGTGACCCATTCGCAATCAACAGACTAGGGCAAGAAGGAATGTACAGGACCATGGGAGAACTATGGACGACTTTCTTCGGTGGACAAGGGAGCATTCGTGACCTTAAGTGAGTCAGTCTGGAGATAATGGAGGAATAAAAAATGGCACACGTACAAACAACAGTAACAACGACATACTTAGACATACCAATGGGTGGAAACACTGGTGGGGCATTAGAAAATGTCCCTAACGCAGACGGCACAGTAGCCGCTAACACAGCATGGCAAAGTGCAGGTGGAGCAGCATTCGTTGCAGGAACGTCAGGATACCCCGGTACTCTGGATGCTTTCGGAGCAACGAACACGCAAGGTACTAACAAACCAGTATCAGGTCTACGATTGATTTCGGTTAGTCTGACTGGTGATACTGGTACTGCACACACCTTCGATGTGAATGCTTTCAACAGCAATTACAGCAAGGTCTACGCAGTTCTGAGTCTAATCAACGACACAGATACCGACGAGTCCCTACTCGCAGCAGCAACAGTAGTTGCTCATGAGGCTGGAACAGTCGCTTACACCACCGCTGGAAACACAGACGTAGTTCTACTAACGGCTATAGTAGGCTGAGGTGGTTTCAGTTGCCAACCGTAACTTTTCTCGGACCTCACCACAGGAGAAACTCTCCTGATGGTGGGCCTGAGTTTGTTAGGACGGAATCGCAGGAAAAAACCCAAGAGTGGGTAGACCAATGGAGAAACAGATTACCAGCAGAAAGGTGGGCAATCGAGGGAGACGAACCCCTCACCACCGATGCTGGTAACGACGGTCTACCAGATGATGGATGGCGCAGAGCCGATATCATAGATTGGATAAGAGATAACGGCGGAACTGTCGGTAGGGTCTACCAAACCAAGACTCAACTACTAGCACAAGTCGATACAATTCTAAACCCACCCGCACCTGAGCCGGTTGTCGAAGAGATAGCCGAAGAGCCAGTTGTGGAAGAAGTGGTTGAGGAAGCGGTCGAAGAGACGGCAACAGAAACAATAATGGAGGAATAAAAAAATGGCAATATCATTTGACCCAAGACCAACGATAATAGGAAACCTAGTGCTAGTGACTGGTACTTTTGCAGACGGCGATACAAGCATAGACTTCTCAGGACACTTGGCTAGTCTAGTTTACGGCGATGTAATAGTAGTAGGCGGAGACAACAACCCGACTGAGGAAGCAAACCCGGTAGCAATTGGTGCAAACGGCACTACCCTGCACTTTAGTGAGAGCGCATCTCTAGGCGGAAGGTTCATTGGCATAGGTTTCCGCAATTAAGGCGGTGACCTAGATGGCAAAGACACTTACGATACTTGGACCGTTCGCCCCTACTGACTTCAACAGCAGTAGTGCGAAGACGACGATGCAGAACGCAGTGATTGCTGCTATAGGCAGTAACGCACCTGTGGCAGTTGACCCACATACGATTCTGGGTAACGTGTATATATTTGTGACAACGAGTTGATGGTGAGGGATATGAATGGGTTTCGATATACAAACTCTTGAACTCAGCGACATAGAACGTGCACAGAAGCAGAACGTCAAACTAGCAGAGACTCTTGGAACTGGCTCGGTATTCAATACCGACAAACCTCTGGCAGGCACTGTCAGCAAGCAGAACAAGAGAGTCGAAGACATAAGCGATATACTCAACATAGGTGCAGGAACACGGTGCAAGCACTGTGGTCTCCTTCACTTCATGTTCGTGGAGAAGTGCAGTTCATGCAAGAAACCGATGGAGTACAACATGGGCCACAGGAATGAGGAGGCTCGGTGGTAATGCCACAGGTGTTCAGTCCCGGTGAGGCAGAGACAAGGCCTCTTGACCCCACTGCGATTGTATACACCACAGCACAGAAAGTCGCAGATTTACTAGACATAGGACCACAAGAAGCAGTTCTAATGAGCAAAGATGCAGACTCTGATGCCATATACATCACTGGTGCTGACTATCGTAATATCGGATTTTCAGTAGGAGATAAAATACGAATCTACAGTGACGCTGACCCCCTAGGTGAAGAGGACCTCTCCATCACCGCTATCGGCAAAGGTACTTCAACTAAGGCTGGTAGTGTCAAACTCACATTCTCAGGCGCTACTCTCACTGCTACTGACTACGAGGTAGCAGACAATGGATACGTGCAGAATCAAGCATCATTCACCAACGGCAGGACAAGAGGACTGACCAAGGACAAGGTGGATGCCATCATCAGACGCATGCAGGACAAGATAGACAACATGACACACAACTCATGGAGACCGAATCTCGTCACTGCTGAGTACATCAACTTCGACACATACAAACCATACAGGCGTAGGTACTACACGGATTACGTGGGTACTACCCCTCTTCTATATAGAAACGTACAGCAACTCCTACGTCTAGAACTATGGCAAGGAGATGACTACAGGGAGATTGGTGCAGCAGAAGCACGTATTATCATACCAGATAGTGTGAACACCTTATCAGGCTCTATCGTTCTATGCCCCGGAAACAGCACAGCATCTACTGTCACTTTGACTATGGGCACTGCATCCAATCAGTGGAGAGCAGACTTCGACAAGATAACCACAGCACAGAATCTCGCTGACCTAATCAACAAGGAAGATAGGGTCGGAAAGGCAGGAGTGGACTTCTCACCCGCTTTCACATTAGAGGGGAGCACCTCTAACGTAGCAGTGAACAACGAGTTCCTTGCTACAGCAAACTCCGATTTAGGCAGTGGTATTGTAAAGATAACAAGCATGAGACCGATAAAGGGGGGAGAAACATGCACAATCGCCTCCACTAATTCCAATGTCACTATAGATGCAGCAATCGGTAATACTGCTGTTGTCAATAGTGTTACGACTAGCGTACTAACTGTACACACGGTCGATGGAGACGGTAATGTGACAGCAAAAAACACAACATCCAATTTCGTGGATTCTGGAGTCTTATCCGTTGGTGATACAGTTATCAGATACACAGGTAAGACCTCAAATGTACTCGATGCTAATGGGAATGTGACCTCACATGGTACATTCACTGGTTGTTCTTCTGTTGTAGGTTCTTCAGTAGACGACTTGAATGGGCTTACTGTCACTCAGCATAAAATGGATGTTGACCTACAGGGAAGCACTGGAGACGGTGGCAGGCTACGTGACTTCTGGCTAGACCCTGAGATGGGAATCATATACTTCAACAACTCATACCCGTTCTTCGAGTGGAACGCAGTCAAGGCATCCTACATCTACGGAGAGAGGTATCTTGAGAAGGCGATAGAGGACATGTGCACCAAGATGGTAGCCATAGACTTACTCATGAGCGATGATAGGAGCGTTCTCATACCTGAGGGAACGCAGAACGTAGACCTCGCATCCAAGATACAGATGTACAAGATGGACATAGAGAACACCATACCACGTTACAAAGAGGTGGTAAGTTTCCTATGACCAAGTATGACGCAGGAGACGAGATGCGAGGTAGAATCAGGGATACCTTTTCTGAGAATATATCCAACCAAGCAGAACTACTCAACTACTTCACAAAGAATCCATCCAACCTCAGAACGAGGAAGGAGAGGGAGGAGATGATGTCTGAGGGACTGACGAACGATGATGGTCTCATTACTGTAACAAAGACAGGTCTCCCAGCATCACAGGAAATCATAGACAAGGTGATGAAGAGAGTGGACGAGAGGATGCTCACAGAGGGAAATCCTGAGATAAGGGAGCACAACTTCAACTACAGAGGTGGCAAACTACTACCGATTGCAGAGGTGAAGAACTAATGGTAGCGACTTTCCTAGAGGGCATAGACGCTGTTCTCGCTGTCCTGAAAGACAATTGGAACAGGGGGAATACGGGCAACTACAAGCCTATCATCATAGACATAGCAGACGTAGGACCAGAGCGTGGAAAGAGGCTGGACATGAAGAACCACGACTACATCATGGTCTTCGAGACGGCACACAACGAAGAGACACCGGAACTATTGTATGACTTCGTTACCACTAGAATAAATATCACGTTGGATGCGAGAACCATGAGAAGCAGAAAGCACTTGCAACTCATGGAGAATGAGATAAGAAGAGCAATCCACACCAAGCGCAAAGGAGACGGTGAGAACTACGACAGACTGGTGTTCAAAACACGAACGGATTTGTCCGATAGGAGCAAAATGTTGTTCAGAACGACCTTTCAGATAGAAGTTGTTATCTTTGCAGAGTTAATCCCATGAGGTGAGAGAGAGCCATGCCGTCAACAGTTTATCGTGGAGACCTGACTGAAATCACGTTCGGTCACGAGTCAGGTATCACAATAGAGCACAATGCATTCGGCACTGTGAGGTTCATTGCCAAGTCCGGTGCAAGAGACAAAATCAAGGATACAAGCGTCATCAAGTTCAGTGGTGGCGCATCGGGAGCACCGATAGACAGCACCAAGATTGCCTTCCCAAGAGGCATGTTGGTCGGCAGTCAACTCGTCTTCAGCGGTCTGGATGGCGACCCTTGGGATGCTAATGACAACTACAGCGTGTCTGGTAGGGTATACACCATAGTCGCTCAATCCGACATCGAACTCACCATATCCCCACATCTGCTTACAGACCACAGCAGTGGTGACATAACGTCAGACTCAGGTGCTCTGCACATACTTCCATTCAAAACTCCCAGCATGGACACATCCATGACTCATGCAGGTCACGCAAATGATGCTGCTGAGAGGGTTCTCACTGACCAGTTCGTAGGACTGGTAGGCACTGTGGCTCTACCTGAGACCGTCGTGGACCTGAAGAGATACCACGTGGTCGGTCTAGGTCGAGACGTAGCAGTACAGACTCCGGGCAGGTTCATCAATACAGGCGGCTCTTTCGAGTGCAACATACACAACGGTCGTTGGTTCTACTACGCACTAGGTCACGAGTTGGCCAAACTACCACTAACAACCATAACCGGTAAAGTCGAAGAAACTATCGCAGCAGGAACGGCCACCCATATACAATTAGACGGGGCAATCACAGGAGTCGGTGCTGGAGATGCAATCTTCAAGAGCGACGGGACATATGTAGGTAGATTGACCGCTGTTTCCGATAGCGGAGCAAACAGTACCATGAGATTCGAGGAGGGTGGCACTAAGGTTCAGTTGACGACAGCAGACACGCTCGCTTTCAGTCCATCTGCTCTGTGTGGTCCTACAAGTACTACAACAAGCCTAGAGACTGACGGTGCTATCTCGCCCGGTGACTCCTACTTCGCCTACAGTGGCACTGCTGTCAGCGAACTAGGTGCGGGTGACAACGAAGCACCAGCAGCAGGCGACTATGTGATAATCCCTGAGTTCAACACCACAGATGTACACACTCACAGGGAAACAGCAAGCGACGGCACTTGGCCAGCACAGGGCGCTGATAGCGTCATAAGCAAGGCTATCAAGACCGAGATAAGAAGGATAGTCGCCATAAACAACAGCAAGATATGGGTCGATGACCCTTTCAACTTCAATCATGACACCGACATGGACATCTACTTCTGTAGGTTCATGGCAGACGGGTCTAACGGTAGTCCTAATCTCCTCACCACAGCGGCTAGTTCTAGTGCTGGGACTTTCGGTACATTACAGAATCCAGTTGAGAAACTCATCTACTCCAGAACCAACCTACCATCTTTCGCTATGGAGGTTAGCATCAGGAGAAATGACACAGGTCTTGGTGCAGGCACAGCAGCGACAGAGGTCGTGGATGGTAGTGCAGGTGACTCAAAGCAACTCACACGTGTCTTCCGTGGATGCAAGGTGAAAGACTTCTCACTCAAGGCTGATACTGATGCTGCCTTAAAAATGACAGTGAACTTCGATGCTGCTCTATGTTACACCGACACTGGTAGATTGGAAGACTCAGAAGAAGGTGACAGGTACGACGCACACAGACTCTTCGAGGATACGGCCAACACAGAGGTCAAGAGGAAGGAGTCCGGCATAGCCAAGAGGACTCAGAAGCCATTCATGTTCTACAATGGTACGATGAGGGTCAAGGGCACTACCCTTGGGCAAGTCGTCAGTTTCCAACTCAACGGCAGCACCGGAGTGCAGCAGTTCTACACCATCACAGGTGCTAACGTCGCTGACTCTAAGACCGACCAAGTACCATACGCAGGCACTAGAAACCCAACCATATCCGTCGCTGGCAAGACCGAGTACGACATGGAGATGGAGATAATAGTAGACGACCCGCTGTTCTACCACAACATGAGAAGAAGCATAGATAACTTCGATGACACTACAACAGACACCACTGACGCTGACATGATACGTTTATCATTCGTCAAACAGGGCGGTAGTGGTACTAAAGAGACCATAGAGATTCTAATTGATGACTACTTCATTACAGAAGCACCACTGCCCATACCTGAGGACAAAGGACCGATAAGGAGCATGCTGAAGATAATGCCTAAGTCAATCAAGGTCATAACGATTGACCCTGTGTTCCATTCCTGAGGTTTTGAAGATGATGCCAGCACTAAGAGAGAGAGCCAAGAGATTCAACAGAATCTCCAAAGAGGACTACCTCTCTTGGATGTCCAGTAGGACTGGTGTAGAAATCACACATGTACCATCAAGGGAGAGAGCGCACATAGACGCTGCTTTCGAGGCTGCTCTTGCTGCACCTGAGGTGGTAGAAGAGCAACCCGCTTGGGTGGATGCTGCTGAGGAAGTACTAGCGCAAGTAGAACCTGAGCCAGAACCTGAGCCAGAACCTGAGCCAGAAATGCAACCTGACGTTCCTGAGGAAATACCTGACCCTGATGAGGATGAGGAACAACCTGACGTTCCTGAGGGAATAACAACCGATTCTCCATTTGACATAGACATAAATTACGATTCGATGACTGTCGCAGAACTACGTGACATATGTAGAGACAGAGGACTTACGATTCGAGGTACTAAGGCTGAAGTCGTGCTCCGACTAAGGAGAGACGACGAAGGCATTACCGAAGAAACACAACCAGATGATGAGACCGAAGCCCCCGAAGAGGAAATACCAACCTCACCCGGTGACACTGTGACCGAAGAAATGGCTGCTGAGGAATCGTCGGATGCCCCCGCTGAAGAAGCGGCTGTAACCGAGGAAGTGACAAACAATGACGAAAGTAGTGAACAAGAGGAAGATATTAACGAATAAAGAAGAACACAAACATGAGATACAAGTCGATAGGGACGACCCTGAGGCTATCATGGAAGTGTGGATAAGAGACATAACTTATCTAGATGTACAGAAAGCAGCACAAACGATGTTCGTGGTGAATGAATCTGGCGTTTCTCTTGATTTAGAGGCATACTGGTCGTATGCTTTCACTAATTGGGTCGTAGGCACTAACCCGGAACTGACCATAGAAGAAATGAGACAACTCAATGCATATGCTGGTGAGCAACTAGCATCGCTCCTCCCGAAGCCTGATGAGATGGCGGAGGCTATGCAAGGGGGGTTTACCAAAGCGAGCAACTGAGGGTTGAGAGTTTTCTGAAGAGACAAGCAATAGAGTCATCAGAAGACATCGAACTCCAACTACAGTTGTTTGCATACAACATAGCAAAACATTACGGGATTTCACTGACAGAGGTATACAACATGAGCGAAGAGATATTCAGACAGTCTCTAGTATGGGCCATGGTGTACGACGCAGAGGAAGAGAAACATGCAGAGGAAGCGAGGGTCAGGTCCAATACTGAGAGCAATGACATAGTAAAACTAGACTACTCCTTCTTGCAGGAGGATGACTTCTAATGGCATTCGCTCCAATATTGGCATCCCTTGCAGCCATCAACTCATCAACCACTTTGATTCAAGGCGGTATAACTGCTGTACAAGGCGGTATAAGTATGATAGGCACGCTTTTCAGTGCAGTATTCAACAAACTAGGACAACTCGCTGTGAAGATATTCACCAAGATTAAGGATTTCATAAAAGACAAGGTGATACCTGCACTTGAGCCTTTCATAGGTATAGCGAAGAAGGTGTTCAATGGTGTGTTGAATATAGCAAAGAAAGTAATAGGCTTCATCGTTGATGGCTTCAAGAAGATACCTGAGGCTTTCGGCACGATAAAAGAGAAACTGACAAATGCCATAGTGGGCATACCTGATTTGTTTGGCACTCTCAAGGATAAAGCAATAGACAAACTGGTTGCTCTAAAGGACTTCATCTTCGGTATACCGTCTAAGATAAGCGAAGCAATAGGGAAGGCATTCAGTAAAATAGGCAAGTTGGTCAGTGGATTAAAGAGCAAATTAGCAGGTGTTGGTAAGTTCATAGGCGACCAGTTCGCCAAGGTAGGCGACATAATGCTGTGGCCTTTCAAGCAAGTTTGGAATATAATCAAGAAAATCAAGGATGCAATCGCTGGTGCTGTTGGTGGTCTGATAGACAAAGCCAAAGGACTATTCGGTGGTAATAAAAAGAAGAAAGAATCTGGTGGTACTCAAATAGGAACTGCTGTATCTGGTGGGGTTAATCAGTACTTCACAATGAATATCAACATCTCAGGAGTGACAGACCGTTCTGACAAGAGACAACTAGCCAGAGAGTTAGGTGAATTGATGCAAGAGGAAACTGCCAGAGCACTAGGTGGCACAACGACAAAAAGTAGGTTTGCATAATGGCGGCGGCAAATGGTGTTCCTATCAGGCTGGTTCATGACAATGGGCAGTTGACTGAGATAAACGCCACTAGCATGACCATGACAACACAGAGAAAGACAGGTGGTATGCCCACACCTTTCACTGGTGGTATAAGAGTAGGACTTGACCTGAACATGAACAAGTCGATGATACTAATCAACGCAGTACTTACTGACGACAGGAATCTAGTGGGTTCTAGTATTGCTTCCAAATCAAGGATAGATTTCTCTTTCATCCTACTAGGAGGCCAGATTCAGAGTTACCTAGATGGTGGTGGTGCTACTAATTCCAACATAGCCAAGTTGTTCAACAATACTTATTTTGAAGGTTCAGACGAGTTCAGTTTCTCTACCATACAGTTGACATCACATGACGGTACAACCTTCGTCATTAAACTCCAGAAACTCTCATCGGGCACATTCACCAATACCACCAACACCGATTACATCATAGGAATCAACCCTGCGGGTTCACTGACACACGCAGGTTTAGCCACTGCTTTCACAGACCTGATAAACAACACAACCAGTTTAGCGGCAAAGTTCACCGCATCTAAATCAGATTCAGTTACCACAGGTGAATCCAACACCATAGTCACCATAACACAAAACACAGTAGGTGAGGATGGAGACAACCTCACTCCTATATTCTCACGGAAGCCTAACGGATACAGACCTCCCCAACATGAGAAGTTCGCAGGTGGACTAACCGTCTCCAAGAGGTCAGCAGGAGACAAGGCGATGGACCTATATGGCATTATGAACAACTCCAAGAAAGAAGGTATTGAGAAGTTCGCTCTAGGGTTAGGTATGGTAGTAGGAGGAAGTGCTGCTGCCTTTACCGGAATCGGTGCTCCTGTCGGTGTTGGCGTAGCGGCAGCAGGTGTGGGAATTATGATGGACGGGGCAGGTAGAGGTAGCGGATACATCAAGGGTATACAGATACCATACAACTCGACAATACAAGCGGATGGCGATAACTTCGTCTCTCGCAACTTCATCATGCCGACAGGCTTCGGCAAATCATTCAAGGACAAGAGGAGCGATAACAACTCCAATCCAGCAGGTGCTACCTTCACAGGCAACACAACAGGCATAAAAGGCACAGTAAACAAACTAGACATCACATACAACGCAGGCGAGAATGTCTACGACATTGTGATGAACTTCGTACCTGTGGACTTCTTGTTGTGATATCATGCCTATACTCGGACGCTCAAATCACGCTTTCTTGTTTGACGGCGTGTCAGACAGCATAGTAGTACCACAGGGCACTATGAGCCGCTTGGGAAAGCAGACATCAGATGGCATTAAATCGAAGGTAAACATACTGGGTGAAAAGCAACACATA